GTTCATGCAGGGCAGCGTGGGTGAGTTCCAGCGCGTCGTCATGGGCGTCAGCCGCGTAGCCGGACTGTCAGGTGAGGAGGGCACAGCGAACCTTATCAAGCTGCTCCAAGAATACCGCGAGACAGTCGCCAGTTCCGAAGACTTCATGGGCCAATTGAACAAGGACACGCAAGCCGCAGGCATTTCCACCACTAAGTACCTCAAGATCATCGACGAGGTGTCCAGCCACTTCGACAGGATGAGCAAGTCCCTCGAAGAAGTCACGGGCGTGATGCGCGAACTCAGCCGCTACGGCGAGGTCAGTTCCGAGTCGCTGAGGGATATGATGGAGTCCTTTGCGACCGCGCAGGATAAGCCTTCGTTGGGCAACCTTTCGGCAGCCATTTATTCCCAGATGGTCGCGCCAAAGCAGTTGACGGCGACAGCCATCGGCACCGAAAGGGCGGTCGTCCAAAACGCGGTTGACGCTGCGAACGCGGAGATCGGCAGGGCGCATCTGGCAGGCGACCAAATCGACGTTTTGGGTCCGGACATGTCCGAAGCCATAGCGGCGGGGGACATCGACAAGGCGCAGCGCCTTGTGGCCGAAAAGAGACAAGAGGCGATGAACATCAAGGACAGGGCTAGGCAGCAGCAAGTCATTGATGCGCTGGGCAAGGTGGAAGACCAGCTTCTCCACCTTTCGACTATCCAAGGCGATGCTTTCGAGCGTGCGGGCGGTCAAGCGCTGTATGGTGCTGATCCTGCTCAACTGGCACACGAAGCATTTGCCAATCTTAATGAGGTTATGGGAAAGGCCGGGGCGACGATTACAGACCTTATGACGGGCCGTCTCACCGGGGTGCAGATGGCCCAAATCATGCAGGAATCGGCAATGCTCGGCATTGACCCCATGAAACTCAGAAGGATGCTGTTGCAGGAAGCACAGAACCGCGTACGGGAAGCCCTGACTGAATCACCTGCGGGAAAAAAGAGGGACTACCGGATATTGGTCAAGGAGATTGCTGACGGATTAACAAGAAAGCAATGGCTTGCTACCTTGGGTCGCCACGGCTTTGAAAAGTACGCTGACGACCAGAACGCGCTTGCGGAACAGATGGTGCTGCACCAAGAGGAAGCCGGTAAACTATTGGGGGAGAATGCAAACATCATCGCCGGGAGCGGGGACACACAAAACCAACTCCTTAGCAAGATGCACGCGGAACAAGCTTCTGGCATAGCAACGCAGGAAGACGCCCTCGACCAGGCGGGGGACATCGGGGCAAGGACGCAGACCATTGAGCAAATTTTGGAGAATGTTTTTAAGCCGATATTCAATGACATGCTGTTGGCGGTGGAAATAATTGCGAAATGGGTAAGTAGCCTTGGGGGGGAAGACCTCGACACTGAACGGAAACAGCTTCAGTCAGATATACAAGCGATTCCTGATGCCATAAAGAGCTTGGAGGATAAGACCAAAGGTCTAATAGAAGAAGAAAAAAAGTTGGTAGACAGCCAAGGACACGTGCTACCAGGAAGCGAAAAGAAGTTCCAAGAATTAAAGGACGAAATAGCAGCGAACAACAAAACGATAGAGGACCTCAGAGACACGGCTGTCACAGGGTTTACGGACGATCAAGAACAGCTTGAGAAAACAATCGCAGAAAACCTGCCAGCATCGGCACCGGGGCAAACACCAGGAGAGACACCAGAACAGAAATTCGGCGATCTATTTGATATGTTCAATGATCCCTATTCGTCAACCGCTCCAGCACCGGGCCCCACTTCCAACCAGACCATCATCAACAATTATTATAACGCCAACAGCACACAGAACTACACCACACCAGACAGCGTAAGTAACTCGAATGAAACCCCGAGAGGCGGGCCAGTGCAACCGCAGCCGGAATATGAATATGGCGATGAGGGACCATAAATGCTAGCCACCTCCATACAACTCCCATCCGCAGTGCAGGCGCAGATCGACAGCTTCGCCGCGCAGTACAGCGTGGATGCCGTTGTCGCGTCCGCGATAGCGCAGGTGTCCTCGGGCGGGCAGCAGTTCTTTTCTGACGGCGGCTTGGTAGTTACTCCGTTCGGCGTAGGCATCATGGGCATCAGCAAGAGCAGGGCGACATCGCTGGGCTTCGACGCCACGACGCAAACCGGGAACATCCAGGCTGGCGTGGCTTGGCTTGCCGAGCTTTTGCAGGCGTTCACTGGGAACTACCCGTTCGCCCTTGCCGCCTACACCACATCAATCGCCACGGTGCAGCAGTTCGACGGCATCCCTCCGCTCGCCCCCGTGCAAAGCTTTGTTTACAACGTTTCCAAGATCGCCGCGAATGCGGGCAGCCATTCTGTGTCCAGCCTGATCGCTTTGCGCAACTCGGCAACGCTTGACCCGAGCGGCGCTGCCACCGCTACCGGGCAATTGAGCACCCCGGCCGTCGATGGTCAATTGATCAGCCAGCAAACGCAAGGTCTCAACAACATCACCAACCAATCTTCGGTTGAACCGGTCCTGCAAGTGCCGGAACCCACGCTCGGCAACACAGCGTGGTACGCCGACACGGGGCTGGTCACCGGGAACCCGCGCATCCGGGCTAGCGTGCAGCCCGTGTCGTTTGTGGTCTACCTTGACCGGAACGACCCGACCCAGCAGCTTCGGAACCCAGCCACCAACCAGCCCGTTGAAATCCAGTTGAACACGTCGATGTCGAGCTTTGAGGTTGCGAGCAAGCACGTGTACAACCGCACGCCGTCCCGCACGGGCATGCACATCACGCTGTGGGGCATGGAGCCGGACTTGATCAGCGGGCAGGGCACCACCGGGGTGTTCATGAACCAGTTCGGCATCACAGACTTCATGAGCACGGCTGGCTTGCCGGACGACGCCTTGCAGCTTGTGACAAGCGGTCTCTCAACGATCCAAAAGGCGAACAACCCGCAGGAGACCTTCCGTGTCGCCGCGCAGGACGCCTTCGTCGAGCTTCTCAAGCTGTTCCAGATGAACGGCAACGTGTGGTTTTACTCCAACAGCTACGCGAACGGCACCGCTCTCGGTCTCATCGGGCAGACGCAGCAAGAATCGCCCACCGCGTGGTCGTCGAAAGTCGGGGCGACGAGCTTCCAGCAGCACGCACGCAACAACGATGTCATGACTCGCGGGTACGTGGCGATGAAGTACAGGAACAATATCTACCTCGGATACTTCAAGAGCCTTAGTTGGACGCAGGACGCCGAAATCCCGTTCCAGTGGAAATTCAGCTTCACGTTCCAAGTGGAGAAGACGTACACGGCGCTGTATTACTCCAACGTTCAGGCGCAGGTCCAGCAGCAGATGGCGCAGCTTCAGGCGATCACAGGCAACATCGCCGGACCGCCTCCCCCGCCGCCTCCGCCTCCCCCGCTGACTCCACCGCCGCGTTCCATTGAGGTTTGATTATGGCGACCCAAAACAACAGCATCGACAATCTCAGCGACGTGAGACCCGACGCGGGCACCCAAGGCAACGTGTCTCCCCAGCAGCTTCCTATTCGCGGGGAGAAGCGCATCATTCCGTCTCCCATCAGCCCCACGGATGCCAGCATAGAGTTCGAGGCAGCGTACCTCGCATCCGGTCAACAGCCGCCGCACACGCCTCTAGTTTCGGACAAGGATTTCAACATCACCGCCGCCCTTTCGCCATACGTGGACTACGTTGTCGTGCGCCTGCCCAATCGCGGTCTGGGCGGCAACGGTCAGCCTGACGGCATGCCAGCGGTGTACCGCTTCCTGATCAACCCGTCCCAAGTGGTGGTCAGCCGCACAACCCTCGACGGTCAGGCTTTCGCCCGGTCTGGCTGGCAGATCGGCGTGTGGGGCGAGGATGCTTTCATGGTCAACCTTACCGGGAAGACTGCCGGACAGTATTTCGCCTTCGGCACAACGGACGCGTACCAGTATTTCACGGAGTCCTACCGCAACCTTGAGCAGCTTCAGGTCGTGTTCGAGAACAACGGCTACTGGTTCGAGGGTGAGCAGGCTGCCGAGGGGCCGCTCGGCGCGGACTTCAACCGCCGCATCATTAAGATGCACGCCGACGTGGAGCTTATCGTCGGTAACTTCATGTGGTACGGGATGTTTGATTCCCTGACTCTTTCCCAAGCTGCCGAGGCCCCGTTCCTGATGAACTTCCAGATTTCGTTCGTGGCGTGGAAAGAGCGCTTCCGGCAGGGGTCTCCGTACAAGGACACGATCCACAACGACATCAAGCGTGGGCACAGTTATGGCGCGTGGCAGACGACCGCCCTCGCGGTGCAGCAAACGCAGCAAGCGGCGGCAAGCAGCCCTTACAGCACTACTGTCGCGGCGCTTCCCCCCAACATCCAGCCGGAATTGCCGCCGCCCCCAGGCGTATCGAGCGGATTAGTTCCGCCAGCGCAGTATAGCCCTGTCGCGCCAGCCGTTGCGGCGGCGCAGGACGCCAACACGTACTCGTCTGTCGATCCGACTGCCGCCGACACGACATACTCAGACCCGGTGATCAACTACTTCACCCCCACGAATAACGGGACTTGGAACGGCGTGATCTCACCGCTCAATATCGGCAACGGAGGTCAGACAACCTGATGGCTACTCCGCAAGACATCATTTACAACGCAGGCAGCACAACAGTGACGGTGGCAACGACGCCGCCGACTGTCGAAACCACATCCTCGCTGCTCACGGAGGAACTGACCCCACCGACCGCGCCGACCACGTCCACTTCGGTGGCGGGCATGATCCGCAACATTTCTCAAACTGTCCAAGAAAGGGAAATAATAAAAACCTGCCCTGACGTGGTCGTGTTCATTGACGGGCTGCCGTACATGATCAACGTGTACGTCAACGACCCGAGGACGGGCAACCAAAGCACCTTGGTCAACTTCAACGATCACGTGGTGTCGTTTAGCGCCTCGTACGACGTGGACTCTCTGGTGCCAAATTGCACCATTGGGCTTCAGGTGCCGAACTATCAGAAGTACCTCTATCAGCAGCCGGGGGGCAACAACCTGCTCCAGACCATGGCGCAAATCCAAGTGTATGCCAAAGGCTATTACTTGGCAGCAGGGACAGGCGATACCGTATACCGCCGTGTGTTCAAGGGCGTGACTTCATACATAGGATACAACGACAACGGCAAGACGCTTGAGATCAGTATCCAATGCCAAGGAATCCTGTATCTTTTTGAAAAGATGCAGACGAACATCCACCCGTCCGCGAGCACTGCGACGCACACGGGTGCGCAATTGACGACCTTCCAATCGATATACGCCAGTGGAAACTGCTTCGAAATCCTCCAGCAGGTCTTCAACGATGCCCTGCGGTCGGACGGCTTCCAGTTCGGAAACCTCTGGAACCAGAGCATGGGCGGCTACTCCTCTTCTGGCGTAAATCCGTTCTGGCAGGCGGTGCGGAAAGGCTACATGGCGAAGTGGCAGGCGATCCTCACCAATATGACGAAAGACGTCCACATCTACGGACCGAACAAGGACAACCTTGGCGATAATGTATGTTTGAAGAAGGGCCAGAAGTGGGGCGAAAAAGACAAGAACACCCAGTCTGCCGCCGTCTCGAAGTACTCAACGCAAAACGAAGCCACAATCTCCGAGCAGAACGCAACATACTACGGGAATATCGCAGTATACCTCCCGTTCAAGAATATCGTCGCGATGGACTTGAAAAACGACGTCATCGTCAACCGGCTAGACCTCATCCGCGAGGTCGTGGCGATGATGGACTTCGAGGCGTACCAGGACATAGACGGCAAAATCATCATCAAGCCGCCCATTTACAACTTGGACGTGACCAACTTGGGTACGCGGACTTCGCAGACCCAAACGAACCCGAACAGCCCGCATAACAGCCTCACCAACCCAGCGACGCAAATCTACGAGACCAACAACCCGTTCGTCGTCTACCTGTCGGAAATCCTGACAGAGCAGGAGAACGAAGACCAAGCCGCGATCCGCCGGACGCGCACCACTGTCTGCGGAAACATTTGCAGAGGACTTGTGATCCAAGGAGCAGCGGACGTCGCCAACTACGTCGGCGAGTACATCGACGTGACCAAGCTTGCCAAGTTCGGTCTCCGCGAAGAGCCGCTGTACATGGTGCCGTGGATCGCCAACGGCGGCGGTCAAACCACCCTGTTCGCGCACGCAGCCGCCGAAACCGCCCGCGCCAACCGTGGCTACCGCACGTACACGTTCACGATCCCGATGCGCCCGGAACTCAAGCTCGGCTTCCCCGTGTACATCCCGCACAAGGATATGTACGCCTACATCAAGTCGATCTCGCTGAGCTTCGACATTGGCGGCACCGCGACGATGACGGTCACGTGCGATTCTGTCCGCCGCAGGGTGCTCGTCAACACCTTGCAAACATCCGGGTCAGGAAATTCACAGCAAACCTTTTCTGCCTACACACCCGCGCCGAACTTGGTTTACCAGTGGACGCAGACCACCACCAACTCTTCGACGCTGCCAAGCCAGTCGCCCAGCAGTGCCGTCGTCACTACGCAGCAGGCTGCTTTGCTGAATGCCGGGACTATCAGCGGTGTGAGCAACACCAATACCAACCCCTCCAATCCAGTCGGCGTCTCGCAAACCCTCCCGACACCAATCAAATCACCGGATGGTTCGTCGTTCCAGCCCACGCCTTCGGCATTGAGCGTGTACTCGGTGCAAAGCTCGATTTTGGCTTCCCACACAGGCAACCAATTCGATACCCCGACCTCCACGTACGTCATCAAGAACGACGGCAATGCCCAGCAGGGCACCATCGACCCGGCGACGGGGCACGGGTATTTTTGCAAAGATCAGGCACATTCCCAGTCCAGGTCAGCGGACTTGGCTTATATCAAAACGCTGTGCGGCGATGTCCTGACGCACGCGGATTCGGTGATCCCGTTCACGGATGACAAGGGCTACGAGCTTATAGCGCCGTTCCCGTGGGGACGCTGGGTATCCTTGAACAAGGCACTCAAGGAATTCACAGAGAAAGGCTGGGTGCAGCCCCCGACCGACGTCAACGGCAACGATACCTTGCAAGACTTGCAGACCTTGCAGAACACAGACGCCTTCCTGTTTGCAGGGCTTGGCACCCCCTCCGCGACGAACGACCCGTCAAGCCAGCTTGTCTCCGTGCTGAACCAGCAGAACCGTTTGGTCGGAGGCTCGTTGACGGGGACGTACAGCGTCGCACCGCTTCCGGCTGCCTCAACGACCACCACCAATGTTTCTGCCCAGCAAACTGCGGGCAGTGGAACAAATTCGCCGACCCAGTATGCTTCGCAAACCAACTCGACGCAGCCCGACGCGACGGTCATTATCTTGCATTACGACCCATCGCAGGCGGGATCGTTCGCCGACAGGAACCTGCTAAATGCCGCGCAGCCCGAGAACGCGTTCGCCCAGCAGCTTTTGGCGAGCACCCAAAATGCGGCGCAGCAGCTTGTTGACGTATTAGTCTCCGGGAACGTATCGCCGTCGCCGACCGTGCAAGAGGAGTTGCTCGTCGCCAACACGCCGGTCGTGCAATCGCGGTACACGGGGCAGGCAGGTGTTCAATTGCCTCTCTATCAGAGCACGCCGGGTAACGGATAACGATGTCAGTCAAAAGCAACACGCAGCACTACAAACCTGCGTTCGACCGCACGAAGCAGCGCATAGCGAACGAACTGTACCTCATCGAAGTGCTGTCAGTGGACTACGAGCGCCGCGTCCTGACCATCCGGGACATGAAGGACAACCTCGTCTACAATGAGGTCAACATCTTTCCGTCGAGCGCCTCCTCAACCGAGGAGTTGGAGATCAGCATGCCGGAGCAGGGCGCGTTCGGCATCGCCTGCAACTTCGACTTTCAAGGCGGCTTCAAGTTCCCGATGGTGGTCGCATGGGTGCAGGCGCAGGCTTTGTGGGGCATCGACGCCATCGCCAACCGAGCCGTGAGCGGCGACCGAATTCAAGGTTATTCCGACCGCCACCGCATGTCGTACCGCAAAGCGTTTCCCGGTCAGAAAACCTCGTCGTACACGGGCGGTTTCTCCGAAAGGGTGGACGCCGCATGGGACAGGCAGAGCGCGGACTTGTCCCGCGACAAGCTGGACTCAGACAAGCGCCAGTGGACGCGGATCGCCGGGCGCAACGTTGCGTACAGCGACGCCGGGGTCTTGTACCAAGGCTCGGTCAACCGCCCGGCAAGCCCGAATACCGTCCTGACGCCCTCGAACATCGTGCCGACGCTCCTGCCGGACGGCACCAACGAGTACATCGTCTACTTGCAGCCGGGGGCGCAGCCGTCCGACCGCTACGCCAGCGGCAAGCCCGACGTCATCCCGTTCAGCGAGCACACGGAGCTTGTGCAGGAATACGCGCTCGACTACCCGGTGCCCTACGAGGTCTTGCAGACCCCGCTGCTCGACACCATCCTCGGTGTGACCGCAGACCCGTGGGCGCGGACGACCGTGATCCCGGCCAACGGCACCGTCCCCGCCTTCGACAGCGAATCCTTCACCATCAACCAAGGCTGGGACGACCCGTTCGACGACCGCGTCAAGGCCGTCGGCCCGCTCCTGAACGAGGGTGCCACGCCGCAGCGTCGCGGGTACATCGTGGAGCGCACGGCGGGGACGCTCATCGGCTACAACCTCTACGATTCCAGCACTTACGGCATGGTGCTGAAGCCGCAGCTTTTCATCGGCACGCAGAAGATGCCGTACCTCGGCAAGTTCGGGGCGAGCGTCGAGTCCGGCTACCTCCCCGTGGCTGATTCGACAGACCATGCCGAGGCTAGGCTTGCGGCGTCGTGCCTTGCGGTCCGCTTCCCCTACGAGCAGAACACGACGCGCCTGAACGTCACGAAGGAAGGCTTGGTGCAGATGGAGGTCGGCTCGACGCTCCCCAAGGAAAACATCCCGCTCCAGCCGACAGGCGGGTACGAGTACCCGTACGGCGCGGGGCGCTCGCTTGAGGCGAACCTTGTCGGGTCGGCGCAGGTGGTGGTCGGCAAGAACCGCGACGAGGAGGAATCCCTCGGCATCACGGCGCTCGGTCAGGTTGTGCTCCGCCTCGGCTCCGACGACGCCTCGGTTCCCAACCCGAACCGCAGCGACGGTCGCGTGACGCAGACGCAGATCAGGAGCCAGAAGGACTTGGTCGGGAACCGCACGCTACAGTTCTGGACTCAAGGCGGCGTGGCCCTCAAGCCCGGCGACGCGGGCAGCCTTACCGTGAAGACGGGCGCGGAAAGCATCTCGCTTCGCGGTGCGTTCGATGGCGGGACCGTGCTGCGCCTCGGCGCGAAAAACCCCGCGGCCAAGCGCCGCCACTTGTACAACGGCTACTCGGACGGCCCCGGCAAGCACCCGTACGGCATCGACGACGCCGCACGCATAGACTCGAAAAGCTACCGTGCGGACTACGGGGCAGGGGACTCGGTCTATCAGTTCCACGACCTCACGCAGGCAGGCTCGCCGATCCTGCCGTCCACCTTCACAGCGCCCTACGTCTGGTCTGGCACCCCAGTCACGAGCCAATCGCAGCCCGGATCGCCGATGGACTCGCACGGCCAGTCCCTCGACTTGCATGCCGTGAGGGACATCCTGCTGCGCGTCGGCGCGAACCCGGATTCGAACCTGTCCGTCCTGCTTGACACGGACGGCGGCCTCGTCTTCGACCTCGGCACAGACAACCAAGGGCGCTCCATCACGGCAGCGCTCGAAGGCGGCGTCGAGATCACGATCAAGGCGAACAAGCAGGGAAAGGCGCTGCGCCTCATGATCGACGGGGACATCGACATCACCCAGCGCGGCAACCTGAACTACTACTGCTCGGGCGACGCCACGCTTGAGTACACGACCCGCCGCCAGATCGTCAAGACGGACAACGTCGAGACGCAGCAGAAGAAGCTCAGTTCCTCGCTGGCGCGGGACACGCGCGAGTCCTACGGGGACATGGTCAACAGCCAGCCCGGCGCTTACGAGACTTACTCCGACGAAAACGACGAAGACTTCACGTCATGAGGACAAAAACACAAGGCGTGTACGTCTTCTTGAACACAGTCAACGGAAAGGTATACGTCGGCAGTTCTGGAGATGTCGTTCAACGAAAGACCCGCCATGTACAGGCGCTTCGGGCAGGCAAGCACAGGAACGTCCATTTTCAATCCTCGTTCAATCTCCACAGCGAACTCGCCTTTGAGTTCGCAGTTCTTGAAAGGGTGAAAAACTCTTTCTGGCTCCGTGCTAGAGAGCACGCATGGATAAGCAGACTTCAAGCGGCCAATCGTGAATTCGGATACAACATAGCCGAAGACCCTTGGTCGCCCCTCGGCGGGGTACATTTTTCCAAGGAACGAAGAGCGCGACTGTCCGCTGCCACGAAAGCCGCTATGGGCAAGCCCGAGGTGCGTAGGAAGTGCTCTGAGTCAGCAAAACGGCGTTTTAACAATCCTAAAGAATTGCAACGCTGGAAAGAGGCGAGAAAAGCTCTGAACACCGTAACCAGAATAAACAACACCCGGTACTTAAGACCGGAAGAGCACGAGAGGACTGCACAGGCAGCAAAGCTGGCGCACATCGAGTTCAAGGCTAAGTATGTAGCCGCTGCCCAAAAACGGTCTGAGATAGCTAGGAAAACATACCTTAAGAATCCCAAGCTATGTGCCTATTGCGATAAACCGCTCCCTCTAAAGCCGGGTGTCCGCCTTTCTCAGATCAAAAGATACACGTATTGCAGCCGTTCGTGTGGTGCCTGCGCACGGGAGAAAAGACGCCATGGCAAATAATCTCACACAAGCAGAAACCAATGCGTTGCTGTGGCCCATACGCGCTAAGGGCGCGGTGACGCGCTGGCAGCCGCTCGGCGACCCGACCGTCGAAAAAATCTACCACGATGCGATGGAGGGCGGCCGCTGGCTCGAAAAGAACATCGCCGACGCCAACTACTCGCTGCTCCAAAAGAAAAACCTGTTGAACGAGTACATCACCGTCTACGAGCACATGAACTCCCTTGCCGTGGACGGTCAGCTTGGCAAGCTGGGCCGCGTGCCCAAGTACGTCGCCGACTCGATCAGCATCCTCCAGACGGCGCAGCGCCTCCAGCAGGAGCTTCAGCAGCTTGTGCAGGCGATACAGGGCAACATCGCCACGATTCTTGCCATGGAGCAAAGCCTGCTCCGAATGGTGCAGGCGGCATTGAACTCGATAGCGAACCTGCTGAACAATATCTGCAACTGGGGCATCCCGAGCCTGCCGTCGATCCCGAACCTCTTCCCCGACCAGATTTGGAACTGGAACGGCTTCCTGTTTTCCCCCTTGGCGCTGTTCGCCCTGGAAAAGTCCCTTACCACATTCAATTTCAACTTCACCTTCAGCCAATGCTCGCTCGGCCCCATAACGCCCCCGTCGTCCTCGCCGTCCCTGTCGAGCATGCTCACCACGAACCCGCTGTCCACGACGTCCTACAGCGGGTTGACGTTCGGCTCCGCGAGCTACTATACCCCGCCGTTCAGCGGGTCGGTGGTCGGCGCAAGCCAAAGCCTGGTTGACCCAGCGTTTATTGCCGCCATGCAGGCGAACGCCACCGACCCGGTGTTCAGCACCGCGTTCAACCCGCTCCAGAACATGTGGGGCGCGATGCCCGACCCGCACTACATCATCTCGAACTGGCAGCCCCCGGCAAGCGTGCTCGACGACTACATCGTGAGCATCGTCCCGGCGCTGCGCGGCAACACGGTCTTCGTCGGCGACCCGGACTACGGCAACCCGAACCTTGTGCTCCGCGACCTCCAGCTTCGCAAGGACTTGATCAGCTTCGTCAACCTCGGGAACATCGTTGCGTCCAACTTCGACCCGCTGCTCACCGCCGCTTGGCTGATCTACCTCAACCTTGACCGGCAGGGCAGGGGCGGCGTGTGGATTCCGAACTTCCAGACAGCCTACACGAACTACATCCAGCCTTCGCTCGACGCCGTGACCTCGCTCGCAGTGCCGTGGAACGACGTGCTCGGCTTGACGAACTACTTCTGGATGAGCACATGGAACACCACCACTGTGTATGCCGCCAATGACGTGGTCACGCACAACGGCGGGGCATGGCTTGCCCTGTCTGCCAGCACAAACGTGGCCCCCGGCACGGATGCAACCGCATGGGAAACCGCCCCGGCGAACACGATCTACTCGAACGCGCCGCAGATTCCTCTGCTCCAGACATTCGCCAGCCTCGCGCCGAACCAGCTTAACCACCTGCTTTGGCAGCTTTCCTACGTCGAGGCTTCCCTGCTTGGCTACTCGCGCAACCCGCAGTGGGACTCGTACCAAGACAACTCGTACCTGAGCGGTGCGACCGGGTCAGACCTTGACTACCAATCCACGGCAATCTCCACGTCGGTCACCAGCCTGACGCTTGGCACGGGCACGGCGGAGTTCCCGGTGCCGATCACGTTCCCGACTTCGTTCCAGCAGAACATGAATATCGTGATCGAGCTTGCGTCAGCCGACATCCAAGCCGACGTCTCGTACCTGTCGCCTCGGCTCGCGAGCCGCTACACATACAACCAGTTCGCATTGGCGACGCAGGTTGACCGCTTCAGCCAGTTCTGGAGGGATTTCCTCGCGAACTTGACGGTTTTCCTCGCCCAAGACCCGTATCTCGTGCAGTTCGCCGCGACGTATCCCGAGATTCTCAACGGCGCAATCAACCCCCTGGGAAACCCGGCCGCATACAACTCGCTGCTTCAGGACGTGGCATCGCGAAGCCGCACATGGACTCCGGGCACGCCGCTCCCGGCGATCCCCGTCCAGCCTGTCACAGTCCTGCCCAGCAGCTTCCAGCCGGACGCCAACACGAGCGGCTGGATCAACAACATGGACTTGGACCCGGTCGCTTTCCTGTCTCGCCCGGACATCCAAGCCCTGCCCATCCCCGTGCAGACTGCCATGCTGCGCACCAACCTCAGCTATGCCGCGATCAATGTGTGGAAGAACAACGTGCAAGCCTCCATTGCGCAGAACCTTGCGAACGCCAACGCCCTGCTCCAGGCCACGCAGCAGATCGGGTTCCACGTCTCCGTGTACACGACGGTCACCCCGGTGCCGCCCGGAACCAATGCGCAGGTGTCATTCGACGCGCTGGAATTTCCGCAGGACTTCGACTACACGGGCAATGTCACTGCCCTAGCTCCGGGCCTGTTCACCATCCAAGCGGCAGGAACCTACAACGGCATCGGCACGTTCGTGTGGGACGCCCCCTCGGCGGGGACTTACACGGTCACGGTGACGCAGAACGGGACGCCCATCGCGACGCAGTCCAGCGTGACCACGGCAGCCGGTACGACCACGACCAACATCACCCTCAACCAGTCGTTCCATGCGGGCGACGCAGTGGAGGTGCTTGCCTCGACCAACTTGGCAAGCGGCACCGCCGACATCGAGCCGGGCAGCACGTTCAGCATGATCCTGTCGCAAGTGACCTCTTCAACAGGGGGCAATACGGGAACGACACAAGGCAACACCCGGAACTACGGCTTGGACGTGCCCGCATGGTACCCGGCAGCGACCATCCCCGCGCTAACAGCCATCAGGATCGACCGGAACGGCAACGCGACGCCGCTTGACCCGTCCGTGCCCTCGGTCAGCAATGTGCAGGTCATCGCGCCTTCGACCGTCATTGTGCAAGTCAACGCGAGCAACTTCACATCCGGCGACCTGATCGTATTCACCGGCGTCGGCGTTGCGGATTTCATCAACGGGCAGGCTGTCGTGGTCACTGCCGTCACGCCGACGCAGGTCACTGCGACATTCGCGACATTCACGTACACGGACTATGGCCCGGCTGCCGAGACCAGCGGCTCGGTGCTGTACGCCATCAACCCGTCCGGCGCTGTCCTTGCGCCGAACCCGGACGGCGTTACATTGACCTCTGGCACGCAGGGGCAATCGGTGACAGTCACCGACTATTACGGCGAGCAGTATTTCCTGTCCCCTGTCGTTGCCAGCGACCAGATCGCGCCGGGGGGCTTGCTGTACGTAGGCTTGGACGGCAGGTTGACGCAGGACTATGCCTCGCTGACGACTGGGAGCGGGAGTCCCCCAGCCGGTTTGGTGGGCTGGATCATCTGCATCGGTCGCGTCGTTGCCTACAACGCGGGCACCCAGACCATGACCTTTATTTATGAGCCACATGTTCCGACCCGCTTTTCGTCTATGATTTAACCTATATAACCTGTTGAAAACAAAGGGGCAATCCTAAAAACTTGCCCTTTTCCAACTTTCTAGCACTATGTGTCTAGTGGGGAGCATCTAAGCCAGCAGAGCCGGGATGCTCCCCTTTCGTATTTTAAGGAAATCGAACGGGTCAAGGAGGTTCTATAGAACAAACCGCTTGGAGTAAGTGAAACACTGAAGACAAAGGAGAGAACATTAGACATGACGAAGCTACGATCATTATTCGTAGTGGGTCTGTTGTTTGCATCCCCAATGCTTGCAGCGGCTCATCTAATCCCGGCGCAGAAGAACTTGGTTCATAGAAACCCCAGTTCATTTGGCACTGCGTCTAAGAAGCATCGAAGCACCACGCACACCGTCAAGCTGGTTTGGTGTGACTTGCACGTCTGCCAGGAGAAAATGCAGTACTTCGGCACCGCCTCCTATTACGGCAGAGGTTACTGGCAGGGAAGGAAAATGGCGAACGGGGAGCGGTTCGACTACCGTAAGAAAACCGTAGCCCTGTGGTACCTGCCCCTCGGCACCATGGTTCGAATCACGAATCTGGACAACGGACTCACCGCTGTTGCGGAAGTCACGGATCGCGGCCCGGCGCACAGCCTGCACCGTATTGCGGACTTAAGCCAGGCCGTCGCTGAAGAACTCGATTACGTGGACGAGGGACTCGCACATGTTATGATCCAGCCCATCGTCGCCTGCGACCTTGTGTACTCGTCCCTTAGCGACGAGCTTGTGCCCCCCGGCACAGCCATGGACGAGGAGCAGACTGCCGACAATCGGCTACAGTAGGGAAACTCTCAGTATTAGAGCCAGAGAAGGCTCTGTGAAAATCATCCAATTGCCGGACGTCCTCCATGAGTACCTCGTCCACGTCCTCCTGACGTACCGCGCCCACCCCTCGGAAGGCATAGGCATGGCCAACCTGTGGGAGGCTGTCACCAAGAACGCAACCCACATTGACGACGCCCAAGTCCGGGCGATGGCGGCCGCCGGGACACCGCCGACAGAAGCCCCCGCCAATGACTCGGAGCCGGAGCAAGAGCCGGAGCATCCGAAACAAACGGAGATGCCGTAATGGCGACAGCGAAGCGAAAACTGGTTCCAGTCAAAGAATGGGTCACGAACAAGGTCATCAAGGTCGAGTGCGCCGCGTGCTACGACGAGGAGGGCAGCTACGCCTGCATCCGTCCGGGCCACGAGGCGTACAAGGGGGACGTTGTGCCGGTCACCAAGGAAGTCCTCGCGACCGCCATCGTCTCCATCAGCGACGCAGTGAAGAGGCTTTACGGCGGCGGACTCAACCGTCGTGCAGTCGTGGCGCTCATCGCCGACGACACCAAGCTCGGCAAGGGAACCATCGAGGCTGTGCTCGACTCCCTGCTCGACCTCAGGAGGATGTACACGAAATGATGAACGTTTTGTTAGTTGCCTTGCTCTGATCGGAACTCGGGCAATAAAAGATGTTTATCCAGAACATTAAAAGCCCGGTCGAGCAGTTCTCCACGAAAAGACGCACAAAACTGTTCCATTTTCAAGCTGTCATAGTAAATGAACATTAGCTCAGCGGCTGATGGATGTTCTAACTTCTCTTCTTGTCTAATAAGAACACCATCACACTTTGATGCTTCATCTGATCTACGGTAGAGTTCCTCAATGGAAAGTAGTTCTTCAGTCCTGGGATTATCGTGCATGTTATAAGGAGGTCCTTTCTTGGTTCTGGCTTTTTCTCTTTCAAGCCAAGCCTGAGCTTCTTGATCCCAAGAAGCCAAATCAGCTTTACATTGCTTAAGATCAGGAAAAGGACCGCCGTATTGTGCCGTTTCCAAAGCACTACCAGCAATGTTGTTTGGGGTGAGATAATGCGGACAACCCAACAAAAGTTGATTGTATGGTTTATTAACATCTAAATTTGTCGAGCAATCCGGTTTATCTTGTGCCCGTACAGGAAAAACACCAAAAATTAAAAAACCTAAAACTAAGGTCAATGATACTTTCATAGATTCCTCCGCTCCAAGTATACAGCCAACCGGGAGTTTTTGTCCGTCCCAACCCCGGAAGGGACTGACTTTGAGGTATTAGGTAGCGGAGCATTGAACCGGGCTTCCCAATGAATCGAAGGGTTTAATTACTTATGGTTGAGATGACTGGAAAAGTATTTGGCAAATTGACTGTGCTTCGGCACGATCCTAGCGTACAAAGCGCTGACAAACACAGTTATTGGTTGTGCCGGTGTGAGTGTGGCAATGAACTGTCCGTGAATGGACGTAACCTTCGGCGAGGTATGACTCGGAGTTGCGGTTGTTTGCGGACGCACCACGGACAAGCCCGAAGAGGATTTATCACACCGGAGGCTCAAGTCTACTATGCAGCCAAGGCCCGTTGCACAAACCCGAATGACAAAGCTTTCAAAGATTATGGCGGACGAGGCATCAAGTTCTTGTTTACATCAATTGACCATTTCCTTGCCGTACTTGGTCAACGTCCAGAAGGAAAAACTGCCAGCGGTAAAGTCGCTGCCTATACTTTGGGGCGTTTTGGGGATGAGGGAAACTATGAGCCTGGTAATGTCAAGTGGATGACTTGGTCTGAGCAAATAGCCAATCGTAGAAAAAGAAAGACACTATCAGGGTTTTCCACGGAAGAATTGAAATATGAGCTACAACGTAGAGGAGAACTCTCATGGCAGACAAAAACGGCATAATAGCTTGGGCAATAAAGTTCGAGGACTCAACTTTGTCCGGGCGCGTCGTGACCCTGAACGATGGTGCTGGTCAAACGCGTTTTGGAATCGCGAGCAACGAGCATCCCGAGGTTCCCGCGAGCTTTTATACCGCCGACACGGCATTGGCTCTCTTCGTGGCGGAGCAAATCTACGTCAACCAGTACTGGTACCCGCTCCGTCTGGACTCCGTGAACGATGATGGTCTTGCCAGCGTGCTCTTGGATTTTGGGATCAACAGCGGGGTGAGCCGGGCGGCGAAGGAGCTTCAGATGCTCCTCGGCACCGTGTTGGACGGCGTGATCGGACCCGTTACCCTAACCTTGATCCAGAATGCCGATCAGCCAACGCTTGCTGTCAATCTCCGTTCCGCCCGCGCTGAGTGGGATCGCGAGGTGGCGGCAGCCAACCCCGGCGACGCACCGTACCTTGCAAGCTGGCTCAAGCGTGCGGCGCTGATCTATCCCGACAACGGCGGTCTTTGACATTTAGCTAGAAAACGACTAAACCTTTCAAACTGCCACGTCAAGGTAGGCTGAATCCTGCCCGAAATCAACCGAAACAACCATGTTGGAGTCCACGCCGACGACCGGGTACGGGGCGGGGTAGGGCGTCAGGATCGGATGCTGCGATTGGGAATAGCCCGGCTGGTTGCCGGGGTCGGGGGTGTAGGTGACGGAGATGATCCCGTCCGCGTAGCATACGGACGAGGGCGAGAACCCCTGCACGGCCCCGTCGAAGTCGTTGGCCAGCATGGTGTTGTCGGAAAGGATGAACTGCATCCACAGCGGAAGGGCCGTGGCCACGGACACCGGGACGCTCTGGTCTAGGATCACCAACGAGACCGGGGAAAGCAGGACGAGGCCGTAGGTCGGGAAGTTCTGCTGGTCGCCGCGATACGGGTTGCCGGACTGCGCCTCAGTCCACCACGTCGCTTGCAGGTTCCCGCCACTCGCGACCCACGGGCTTGCTATGCTGTCCTGCACTCCGAGGGTATAGTGGTTGCCGTCAAAGGCAAACCCGGTGTGCTGGTTGGGGATGGGGTTGTAAAAGCTGTCGTCCGTGTGGGCTTGGATCAAGCAGGACGAAACGATATTCTGGTCGATGAAATTGTAGGACATTTCCTTCCCCTAACAAAAGCGTTCGCTAGTTGTTCCACGGTTACCCACTATCGTTCCCTCAAGTAGATGAGAGAACTCACCGGGCAACGTTTCGGGCTTTTGTCGGTCGTAGGCAGGGGAGAGCCTGTCGGCTCCCGCGCCACGTGGCGGGTGTACTGCCTTTGCGGCAGCAAGGAGCGCACCGTCCGCGAAGACCACCTTTTAGAAAACCGCACAAGAAGCTGCGGATGCGCTTCCAGCAACATGCGCAAATCGAAGATGGAGAAGAGGTTCAACCTCATCAACAAGCGGTTCGGTAGCCTGCTTGTCGTCTGGAGGGTCAATTCCCAGAAGGTCGGGGGTTCCTCCCACTCCTGCTGGGCATGCAAGTGCGACTGCGGTGCCGTCATCGAGGTCAGCGCCAAAGCTTTGGCGGGCGGGAGAACCTCCTGCGGGAGAACCTCCTGCGATTGCAGGGAACCCGGAGTATTTGTCATAAGGGAGGTCGCGACGGCATAATGGCTGACATTTCAGCAACGTTTCAATACCCGCTGATAGTTTCCCGGACTCTCGATCCGGCTGGAAAAAGTCTTAGGACTATCGTCGCCCTCCATGACCACGAAATTTCTGATGCTGACCTGAACGTTGTCCAAGACTTGCAAGACTCCAAGCGCTCTGCTGTCCTCAACGACATGGTGTCGTCCGGCTGCTTGACGTATGCCCCAATGGTGTTCAACACGCAGAATCCGCTGGTCTTCACCGTCCCGTCTTTCGACGTGCTCTTCAACGGCACCGTGGTTTCTATCATCGGCAACCAATCTTCCAGCCTCGCGCAGAACCGCGTGCAGATTCCGTCGCCCCCGAACTGGGCACCCGGCACTGCGGAGGAACCCGCCCGCGCCTATGTCGTGTTTCTCGAACTCTGGTACCAGACGCTCAACCCGGTGACAGGGCAAGGGTATTTCCAAGACCCAATAACGAAGCTTTTCTATTTCTACCCGTACGGAGGCGTCCAGCCCAGCCCAAACAACGCAGAAATCCTGCCCGACGATTCCATTGATGTGACAGCGGGCCTGTTCACCACAGAACGCGCCCAAATCCAATGGCGCATCAATGTGCAGCGCGTGGGACTGAACTACAACTTCAACATGTTCAAGTTCGGCCTCGACCCGGATACAATCGATGTGCCTTCGTTTTCAAACATCTTCAACACGGTCTATGCGCAGGCATCGCTCACCTCGCCCTCGTTTGGCGTCTCGCCGCTGCAAGGTCTGCTGCCGTACAGGTTCAGCTACATGGGCGGCAACCCGTCGATTCCGGTCTGGAGCGGCTCGATATACGTGGACGGCAACGTGGTGCTGTACAACGGTTCCTATTACGTTGCGTACGTCAATGTTCCTGCCGGGGTGCCCCCGCTCGACCCGACGACAGGACGCGTAAACAATGCTTACTGGAACCCGTACCCGATCAACGGCGACACTGGGCTGTGGGTGGCGGGTGACGGCAACGTCAACAATTCCCTCGGCACCATGGACGGCTACAGCTACGCCATGCCGCTCGCCGTCGTATTCCAGCGCAACACAGGGAATTTCGACATCGTGCAGAACCTCTTTGGCTGCGCCTCTTCGAGCGTCCCCGGCTCTGGCACCACTACAACAGGCATTTCCGGGCGCTTCGATGACGAGCTTGCTGACCAGATTTACCCAAGCGATGTGGTTGACACACGCTCCGTCGTACGCCTTCAAGGCGACGACTTGGACTCCGATATGCGGTTCAGTTTTGGCGACCTTGTGACCGGCAACACCAAGCTGGCGGTCTCTCGCGGTCTCTCGCCGGGCAACGACCCGAGGGCGCTCGGCTCCATGCTGGAGTACAACGTGTCCGTTGCCCCCGCAAGCATTGCCAACACGAACACGGTGGGCGCATGGGACGGTTTCCAAAACGGGTTCAGTTCCGACTTGCGCACCTATGTCACGACGATCTTGGTGCCCATCTCTTCGAAGACGAGCGGCAACACCACCGCTGCTTGGACTGTCAACGACACGTTTGCCATAGCTTTGCCAACCACGTCAACAGGAAAGATTACTTCCGTGGATGTGACTGCCCTCGTCAGCAACCGGGCAGCGAATACGATAACCCCGGCTGCGCTGCTCCAAGGGCAGTTTGAGCCGTCCAACCTCGGCACTTCACAAGTCTCGGTGCAGTTCGTCGTCGATCTTACGAACACCGCGTTTGACCCCAGCACGAACCCCCTTTATGTCACAGTCGGCGTGACCTATCCTGCTGGCTCTGGCACTGATCTCCGCGTGATCCCGTTTTCCGTGGACGGCGGCACCCTCTCGGACAATGCGAACGGCATCGTGTACCCGGTCTATGGCGTGTCTGAA